CTTTGTTGTTAAGGGGTGGGAGGGTATTCTTCCTGCAGGTACACCATATATGCAACTGATCCCATTTAAAAGAGAAGACTGGAAGTCTGAAACAGAGGTTATTGGGATGAAAGATATCTACGAGCGTCAAATGAAAAATTCTATGAAGTATCGCAAACCAGACGGCGGTATTTATCAAAAAGAAGTTTGGTCACGAAGAAAGTACGAATAGGATAAAATATAATTATGGAAAATGAATTTACTAACAGGTATAATGTTGATAGGGTATCAATTACCCCATCAGGATTTTTTGGTGACTCACCAGATAACATTGTTACACTAGAAGATTTTATGACAGAAGAAGAAGTAACAGCTTTGGATACTTTTATTCGTAACAATAAAATCTGGGATAAGACAGAGACACACTATAACGAAGATGGTGTTGTCATATATGATGCCTCATATTGGGATGACCGTGTTGCTACATACCCAACAATCGAAAGATCAGATCGATCAATTCCTAAAATTATTGAGGGGATGGTAGCAAGACTAAAGGTTGAGGTAGATAATTTCTTTAATGTTGACGCAATCCCTACAAGTCCTGCAATGGTAAAGTGGTTGCCAGGACAGTTACAGATGCCTCACGCAGACAAAGAGCTACACGAAGGTGAAAACAAAGGAAAGCCAAACGATTTTCCATATTATGATATTGCTGGTTTATTTTATATTAATGACGATTATGAAGGTGGAGAACTATACTTTCCAAACCAGGGTATTCAGTTTAAGCCCAAGAGAGGTGCAGCATACTTCTTCCCAGGAGATATGAATTATATTCATGGTGTAACAGAGATTAAGTCTGGTGAAAGATATACCTGCCCATTCTTTTGGACCATTGTAGAGCATAGGGGTAATAAAAATGATTGATGCCATTGATCAAGATAGCTTTATTGTTTATAAGGACGAACCAAACTCAAAGGGTGAGCTTGGAATTACTCAAAACCGTATTGTAGAAATTCCTAATTTTGTAACCCTAGAAGAGGCAGAGGGTATGATTGGATACTTTGAGTCAAAAGCAGAGATGTGGGGAGACATTGCATTCTATGGATCTTCTGGTATGGGTATCATGCATGACGATGAAGAAACTAAATCATTTGGACTTTATCCTAAATTTTTTCAAGATCTAACAGAAAAGTATAGGGAAGCTGTAGAAGTAGTATTTGAAAGAGAAGTTAAGCCAAATACATCTCATGCACAAAAATGGGATGTTGGCGGATTTGCAGCACCACACTCAGATAACTCAGATTTTGATGGTAATCCAACATCTTTTCAGATCAACAAGTATGTTGGAATACTATACTTAAATGGTAACTATGAAGGTGGAAATCTATTTTTCCCAGATCACGATATAGACTTTAAGCCACCAGCTTATTCATTTATTACATTTCCTGGCGGTATTGAAAATGTTCATGGAGTAAGAGAAATAACCAGTGGCACAAGATACACCATGGTTTCTTTTTGGGACTTTAAAGAGTCTGAGTACTCAGAAGAAATGCAAGAGCAATGGGCAGAAGAGCTTAAGATTGTCCGTGCCGAGCAAGCTAAGCAAAAGGAAGAATGGGAGAAGGGCAATAAGTTTGCCTAATTATTATGGAAAAGATTGTTCATAAAACAGATATAGTTGAGTTTAAAAACTTTTTAACTAAAGAAGAGTGTCAAAAGCTAATAGAGTATTATGAGACATCCCCAGACTCATGGCAAGAAACATGCTTCTTTAATGCTAGAGTTATGGATCCAAATGAACCATCACAAAAAGATCCGTCACTAGAGATTAACAAAGATTATTTTAATCAACTTCGTCATAAGCTTGGTCAATTATCTAAAGAAGTTTTTGGTAAAGATGTAAAGAATCTATCCTTAAGTGCCCATAAATGGCTTCCAGGAGCATACGCAGACGATCATTCAGATAACTCAGAACTCGACGGTACACCAAATGCCTGGAGAGAAAACAAACTTGTTACAATTATTTACTTAAACGATAATTATGATGGTGGCAATCTATACTTTAGGGACCATGACATATCAATTGCACCAGAGGCAGGAACAATGATATGCTTTGATGTAGGAATTAACAATGTTCATGGTGTAACAAAAATAGCTTCTGGAGATAGATATACAATGCTTTTGTCTTGGGATTTCCAGGACTCTGTATATCCACCAGAATACTTTATAGAAAAAGAAAAAGAATTGCTTAAAACTAAGGTTGAGCAGGAAAAACAAAGAGAGCAGTGGAAGCTAATAAATGAGCAAACCAAATATTGAAATATTTGATAACGAAATATATTATTATAAAAGATTAATATCTAATCCAAATGCGTTAATGCAAAAAATAAATGATTTAGATAAGTCTCTGCTAGAAAGCGACATGATCGGCAAGTGGTATACCTGGAAATCTAGTAATGATGACTTTGTTTTTGGAGAAAGAAAAGATATCTTTCCAGATAAATATAGTTCTAGCTCAAAAGACATTATTGAAATTTATGATACTATCTACAATGCAATGAATTCTGCATTAGAAGACTATAAACAAAGAAGCGGCAAAAACTTAGATAAAGCAATACCTAGAACAATTAGCAAATACTATACAAATAGCTTTATGGGTCCGCACACAGATTCTGGACCACGAGCATATATCTCAGGTGTTTTTTATTTAAACGATAATTACTCTGGTGGAGAGTTAGAGTTTCCAAACCAGGGTATTAAGATTAAACCATCAGCAGGAAGTATGATATTCTTTCCATCAGTAGAACCATTCGTGCACGATCCAAAGGTAGTGCTGTCTGGTGAAAAATGTATTATTCCAATGTTCTGGTATAAAGATTAAAGACTATAGCTATAAAAATTTTTTTTGCCTATAAAACATGGTAAGACATATCTGTATGGTCCTTCGCCAGGTGCTTCTACACCATGCTCATGCTCTTCACCAGTAGCAAAAACCATCAGTGACCTAGCTTTTGGTTTTAGTCTTAATCCTATTTTATTAAAGTATAGTTCGCCATCAGTATAGTCATCATTAAGATACATTACAGCAGCATAAACTAGTGATGGGTCTGCGTGGTTATCCACATGTGCTTTTAGTGGAACTCCAGCATACTGTCTTTGTACTGTGCCAACACCATTCGGGTCAAGTCCATCTATATGAGCAAATATTTTTTGTAATTTATCATTAATTCTATTTCTAACTTCTAGGTCCATAAACGAAAGTGTTTTATCTGCCCAATTGTCAGTAACTTCTAGCAATCCTTCTTTTACAAGATTGTCAATATCTGTTCTTCCATACTTCTGCTGCGATAACATTCTTAGTCCATCCATATAATGCTTTGTCCATGTTTCTTCATCAGCAGCATTAATTACAGCAAATACGTCATCAACATCCTCTTGGGATAGAAAATCTTCTACAAGAAAAACTTGCCGATAAAGCTCGGTAACCTTATATCCTAAAGATTCTATATGTTCTTTTGTTAATACTTGCAAGTCTTCATGTCCCATAATACAATTATACATCTTCTTAGTCGTGGTATAATTAAAGTTGATCTTAGGAGAAGAATATGAGTCAATTTCAAAACTGGCTAAATAGTGTAAACGGCAAAGCCATCGAGATGGACAAGTCTTGGGGAGCACAATGCTGGGACCTCTGGTCTCACTATGCGGTTAATATGCTTGGCGTTACTTACTGGAAAACTGGTACTAACGCTGGTGGAGGGTGTCCACAACACTCAGGCTATACATGTGGCCTATGGAAAACTTTTGATCGTTCAGGTCTAAATCAGTGGTTTACTCCTGTTCAGGGTCCACCTCAGCGTGGAGACGTAGCTATTTGGGAGTGGGGTTCTCCAGCAGGACCACAGTCACACGTTGCTATCGTTGTAGAAGACCGTGGAAATAATGTATATTGCATGACACAGAATCCTGGTCCTGCACACTATGCAAACCTTTCAAAGGCTGGTATTCTTGGATATTTGCGTCCAGATAACCAGTCATACTTTGGAGGACCTGCTGCACCAGTAGTTTCTGTAGCAACTGGAAGTATTGCAGATCTTGCAGCAGCAGTTATTCGTGGTGAATTTGGAAATGGTCCAGACCGTGTAGCAGCTCTTGGTGCAAACTATGATGCTGTTCAGGCTGAGGTTAACCGTATCCTTTCTGGCGGTTCGCCTGCCCCTGCACCAGTACCATCAGGTAGTGGAACACAGCACGTCGTAGTACCAGGAGATACGCTCTGGGACATTAGTGCTAGATATCTAGGTGACGGAAGTCGTTACATGGAAATCTTTAATAACTCAAACTTTAGCTCAGGTAACCCATCATTGATTTACCCAGGCGAGATTGCAATTATTCCTTAAACATAGAAGAGAGAAAAAATGGAAAAAACACACTTTATCAGACAGGTATTTGAATACTTGTACCCAAAGAAAAATCGAGTAATTGCAGCGGTTGCATTTGTTCGTACCTTCAAGCAGGCACTTACTGGTACAACAGTAGTCGGTGGTACTGGTCTTATTGCTATTAATGCACAAGATATTGCTAACCTTAACTGGGAAGTTGTAATGTATACTGCAATTGCAGTTTTGCTTACAGCAACCATTGCAGGCATTTCAGCTTTTGATGATGTTTCTCGCAATGGTCTTAACAGCAAGTATATGGATGCTGCAACTACGCCAGAACCATCTATTATTGTTGACCCAGCAATTGTCAAGCAGGTTATGCGTCCAGACTTCTTTGTTCCTGCACCAGCAGAAGCACCAAAGGCTACAGCCAAGAAGCCAGCTCGCAAGTCTACAGCAAAGCCAAGAGCAACAGCAGCAGCCAACAAAGTTGTAGAAAATACTATGAAGGCAGATCAGGCTCCAGCAGTTGAAGAGCCAATGTAATAGTTAATGCTGAGATACCCCTCGTCTGAAATGTCGGGGGGTATTTCTTTTAATCTGCTATAATTTAAATATGGCATTTCCAGGTACATACAACATTGACTATTATAAGGGTGACACCTACGAGTTTAGAATCTATCCAAAGGATAGCTCTGGTGCACCATTTAGCCTATATGGTTACAGTGCCCAAAAATTTACAATTGCTCCGACTCGTGGAGAGTCTGACATTAATAATATCATTAATTGTTATGCCGCTATTGAAAACGACAATATTCTTTGTGTAATTAGACCATCAGATGGTGAAAAGCTTGATGTAGCAAAATCACCATACTACTTTGATGTTGAGATTGAGAATGCATCTGGAAACTACGTAAAACTTTACACACTTCTTACTGGTGCAATTACAGTTACAGAACAGGTAACACCAAAGAAGCTTGTTCCAAACCAGCCAACTAATGTTACTATTACAAACATTACTGCAACATCATTTACTGTAAACTGGACAGCACCAACATCTGGAGAGGCATATAACGGATACACTATTGGGTATAACAGTTCAGCCACATTAGTTGGTGCAACAACTGCAAGTGTTGCATCTGGACTTACATCCTATACATTTACAGACGTAACACCTGGGGCATATTATGTTGGTATTGTAGCATCTAACTCAAGTGGTGCAAGTACTCCTGCATACTATAATGGCATAGTAGCTATTACTGGGGGCGAAAGCTAGTATGGTTGATGCAGCCGTATCGCAAGTAGAGGTTGTTGTAACTGGTGGTCCAAGAACAGTAAAAGTAGATTCTGACTTCGGTCCACAAGGACAGCGTGGAAGTTTGATTCTATATGGTTACGGTGCACCAGAAGATAATGCTCAAGCACTTACGCAGCAACCACAAATTCTAGACTGGTATCTCAACCTTGACCCATCTCACCCAGAGTACTTATATATCTATCAGTATGTAGATATTGATGCAGGTTTAGTTTGGAAGCCATTCCTTAAGATATTTCCAAACACATATAATGTAAATGTGGATGTAGTGTTCGACTCAACTGGAACAGCAGATTTCGAACTTAATGTTGGAAATGCTAGCCTCCCGTATCTTCTTGCAATTATTGGAAGTTCATCACAAATTTCTCAAAAGTTTAATATACAGCTCAATATCCCAAACTTATATCCAGTAGCTGCATCTATATACTTTGGTGAAGATCCAGATAGTCCAGCAGCATTGCCAACAATTAATGAAAATGAAGAGTACGTTCTTCCCTTAAAAATTCATGCCGCAGAATTAGTTGACTCTACTTGGTCAAATCTTGAGGGTCCAAAGACAGCTCATATTTCTATTAACATGATATAATTAGTCATATGACTACTAATATTGGGGACCCAACTGCAACATATTCTAATGTTCAGATACCAACTTTAGATGAAGCTGCTGATATACGCTCAGCACTTAGAGTTTACCACTATGGTTCAGATACCGCAGATCCAGATGAACAGTCAACAGAGTTTAAAAATTCAATCGCTGGAATTATTGATACTTTAGATCAAAACAAAAGAGATCTTGGAGTCTCAATAGTTGGAAACTCAGCAAACCTAGACAATATTCTGACATCTGGCGTCTACTATGCCCCATCAGCATCAGCCACTTCTGGCTCTAACTACCCACTAATATCTGGAATAGCAAGAGCAGGATTTTTAGTTGTAGAAACGTCAAATGCGGTAACTATGCAAACATATTTAACCGTAGACTCTAACCCATCACTTAATGCTGTAATGTTTACACGTACTAGAATTGGTACAAGCTGGTCGCCAGCGGTATGGTCAAGACTAAGCGATAATACACACAATCATGATGAAAGATATCTACAAACAATTCTGATCACACCAGAACTGGATCGTCGTCCAACTCAGATTAATGGTAAGAATGCCAGTGGTAATGACCTAACTGGGACAAGAAAAATTATTGTTGCTGCACCAGTTGAGGTCAACGGTGAGCAAGTTCCTAACATTACACCTGCACAACAGGCAACGCTACAGCCTGGAGACCTCTGGTTCTGGTAGGTTTAAATGGGTACCTTTGATAAAGGCAGTAACAATCAATATTATCTTAGACTAACCATTCAAGATGCTTGGTGGAGTGGAAGAAGACTATACTTTACATCTAAACTAATTATTGGTAGTGGAAACACATACTATATTGGTCTAAGCAGTAGTGGTGCACTTTATGCTAGCAATGCCCCAAGCAGGGGTATTAGTGGAAATACATCACTAAATGGAAATAATACTACTACAGAAATTACATCTACTAGTGGTTATGTAGATGCAGATGCTAACGGTAATGCTACAGTTAGT